TTTTGTAGCATCACCAACAGGTGAGAGATACGCACATGACGCAATGGCTACAGCATTACAAACAGTTCTAGATGGTGAACACATACAACGACCCTACTGGGCAAAAACTGTTGAAATACTTTCGACTTTAATTCTAGGTATACTTATTGTTTTAATTGCACGATTTACTCCATACAGTGTAATCGGTTTAAGTATGATTGCATTTGTGAGTGGACTGATTTATCTGACACAATATGTTTGGGCGAATCATTTATATTTACTTGATGTCACCATGCCAATCACTGTGATTGTATTAGTAGGTCTACATGCAATCTTTAATCGTTTCATATTAGAGTTTAAACTTAAACAACAAATCAAGAAACAGTTTGAACACTATCTTGCACCATCAATGGTTGCAAAACTACAAAAGAATCCTGAGTTACTTAAACTTGGTGGTGAAACAAAAGTCATGACGTTTATGTTTTCTGATATACGAGGATTTACACCTATCTCTGAAAAGTATAAAGGTAATCCAGAAGGATTGACAAAACTCATCAATAGATTTTTAACACGCATGACTGACGTAGTAATCGCAAATGGTGGAACGATTGATAAGTTTATGGGTGACTGTATTATGGCATTTTGGAACGCACCTCTTGACACACCATTTCACGAACAAGCTGCATGTAAGACTGCGTTAGAGATGCTAGAAGAATTAGCAAAATTAAATAAAGAGTTAGAACAAGAAGGTTTACCCACAATCAACATTGGTATTGGTATAAACACAGGTGATGCTCTGGTAGGTAATATGGGTTCAGAACAAAGATTTGATTATTCGGTGATAGGTGATGATGTAAACCTTGCAAGTCGATTAGAGAGTAGCTCAAAGGAACTTCAAACTACTCTTGTTATCGGTGAGAAAACAATGAAAAATGTAGACTGCTACAAGTTTGAATCACTAGGTACAATTAAAGTAAAAGGTAAGACAGAGAAAATTAAAGTCTATACTATTCAGCAATCTGCTGTTGTGTCATCGTAGCTGCACAACCCATTTCTTTCATACACATCATTTTAAAATCCATTGAAGTGCCATCACTTTGTAAAATGTTTAGTTTTACATCAATTCCATCTGATTGACTGGTATAAGAATTACCTTTACCATATTGTGTAATACTTAATTCAAAATTATCACCATAGTGAAAAACAGAAACCTCATTGTTATCGTCACTAATCGACACGTTGGTCGATAAAAATAGAACTGCTCCCATCACCCAAGCGATAGTCGTAGTATTCAAAGTCGCCTTGTAAAAAGTCAATGGTATATCCTCCTTGTGTGCTTAGTTTAAGTTTATAGTATTGTCCATTTCCATAATCATATCTTTCTAATATCCAAAACCCACCATCAATTTCTAGTGATGTTCCTGTCTCAGAGTTAAAACCTTCATCTTCAAAACTTAACAAGAATTCTTGCTTTGAAAATTCATTTCTTAGTAAAGCTGCAAGAGCTCGATTAATTTGTTCCATGATGTCAACAAGTAACTCACCCAAATAAAATTGAGTATTATCAAGTTCTGTTTTCCAGATCATTTCAATGGTATCATCTAAAGGATTAGATTCTAACACATCAAAGTCTAAAAAGTCAATACCCATCAAGTCTGCAAACTTTTTCTTTTTTGTCTCTCGTGCGTATGAACCATCTTCATCGGCTGGTTTTGCTTTACGAATAATTAACATATTATTCATGTCAGATTCACTCAACTCCAAAACAATAGGTGGACTTGGTGGTGTACCAGATGAGGATACCATAGTTGTTTGAAATGCTTGATTCATAATTACTTGACCAACATCACTTTCAACAACAATCTCACCAACCACACACATTCCAGATGTATCACAACTTGGTAGGAGAGTGATCATAGAGCCACCAATTTCATCAACAATCATAGCAAAGTCTGTTCCACGAATACCAATTGTTGCACTTGGTGTGCTTACAGTTACGTTTTGTTTTGAGTTTTTTGCAATTTGTCCAGAGGCATATCTAATCGTGCCCAGACTTGCCTTTAGACTAAGTGAACCTGTTTTTTGTTTGGTATCATAAACAAACTCATCTATCACTAAACGACTATTTTCTGTAACATCAACTCGTGTATCATCTATAAAATCAATACGAACTCGACCATTTTCAGTTGCCACTGTGTCCATTGACTGCACATTTAGATCAATGGACACATCTAGTATGTCTTTATCTCGTTCTATTACGGAAGAACCTTTACTCTCCGTTACAGAACCTATACTAGCAACAACTGTTTCACAACTTATTACTAATAAAAGTATCAACAAACATTTTGTCATGATTAAGGTGAAACGTATAAACCACCAGCTGAAGTATCGTCTTGATAGATGTCTATATCAGCATTATCACCACTTGTTTTAATATCAACAGTAGTATCATAGATACCACGTTGTGTGACATCAATTGCTCCGTTTTCACCAGTGTGATCTATGACTAGAGTATGTCCATCAATATCACCATCACCATCTATATCAACTTTTACAGTGTTACCTAGTGTACCAAGTGAATTATCAATATCAATTGTTGTACTGGCTGATGCACCATCAACACTCATTTCAAGTATGTTGTTATCACCATCAATTGTGATATTTGCAAGTAAGTCTTGAGAATCAGCAGTTCCACCGATAAAAATGTCTAAGTCACTTAAACTACCATTGATCGTAATATTTGCAGTGACATTTTCACAGTTTGTTGCAGACGTTGAGTCACAAGTCATGTTTATGTCGTTAGATGAACCATCAATTGCCCAAGAGCCAGTGTAAGTGTTACCACGAATTGCTGCAGTAATGACGTTACTGTCTCCAATCTGTGAGATTGAGAATGTCATATCACTACCTTCCAACACACTGTCCGTACTTGAATTGCCAATTGTGTTATCTTGACCACGTTGTTGTATGTCTAAATCTAAATTGTCACCTATTTGCTCGATATAGATGTCATTTGCAAATGACAGTGAATTCACCGAGAGCAAAATTGCCATAACGAATAAATTTTTGTGTTTCATATTTACTCCTTAAATTTCCAAAGACCATTAGTGGCTCCTTTGTTTATTAATTGTATGACAGCTGCTTCAATCGCAGACCTTGTAGCATAATTTACAGGTTCATTTGTAACAATCCCTGTTTCAAACTCCAAAGTCTTTGTTCCTAAGTCTAAAAACTTAAATATGTCTATAGACGATCTATAACTAGCAATAGTTTTTTCTGTTGCAACACTCAATAATACTTCACCTGTGTTCACACTTATTAAACGCATGACCACAGTTACAGTATCAATACTATATTCTTGTGAAGCTCCAATACCTAAGTATCGAGCTCCAGTACCACCAGCGGTTGTAATCGTGTCATAACCCACTACACCACCTTCCAATAATAATCCAGCAAAAGTTAGAGGCTTCAATGTATGACCATCTTCATAACGCTCTCTTGTACTTCTTATTAGTTGTCGTTCTTTAACTAGATTGTCTATTCCAGTTCTCTCGACAACCTTAAACCAAGTTCCATTTCCTACCTCTTGTAGTGCTTTAATGACCCATGTCTCTGCACCCTGTGTTACTGCACTACTTAGATTGGATATGGTGTTTGATGGTTTTCTTTGTCCTGTTTTATCACCAAACGAATAAACAGCAATTGTTATTGTATCACCATCCAACTCAGGTACACTGTCCATTTTTTCTTGTAATGGATTTTCACTTACAGTTGGTGGTTCAAATTGTGGTGGTGGTAAAGTCGCACAACCACTCATTACAATAACCAAACTTACTAACAATAACTTCAAAATGCAAATCCTGATATTGGTACAGTTAACTCAGTTGTTGTACCATCTACATCTAATATAGTTAATGTGATGGTATCTGTAATCTCATCTCTAACCCATGTCAATGTTGCACCCTCCACTTCAGCCGTTCCTGTTGTAGCTTCACTACATGCAGTGTCATCTGATTCACAAACACCAAACATATTATCTACTAATTGTTTTGAGAGAGTAGCATAAATTCTAGATTGTACGTTAGTCAAGAACTTATTTAAAATCGTGTTTGCTTCTTCTCTTTCAAGAGCTGCTTGTTCAGACTTCCTGTCATCTTTAAGTTTTTGTTCACGATTGTATTGTAGTTGCTCAATACTCAATACATGATTACTATATCCAATACCAGAGAAAGATGGATTTTTAAATTGATGTTGCATTTGTTGAGCATTTACACTTGCTAAGCACAACATCATTAGTAGTAAAAATTTCATTCCTCTTTTTCCTTTTCTTTCTCTTTTAAACTTTTTAACAACTCTTTCTGTTCTAGTATCATATTCAACTTAGTGGTTAATCGTATCATGTCATTGTCTAACATACGAATACGATCAATCAAAGCAATTAGTGTTTTACTTGCTTTACCCAATTCTGGCTTGATTTCATTTGTCACCCACCGCCACACATAGTACACAAAATAGGCAAGTCCCATCGCTGCAATAATTGGAAATCCAAAGTCTTGTATGACCTCTGCCCACTCAAATTTAATCACGCCTTGCATCCTCCTTTCCCTCGTTGGCTGCAATACGATCAATGTTTGGTTTTACATCTAACACATGAGATAATAAAGTGTCAATCTTAACGAGGTCATTATTCATTGTTTGTACTCGATTATCGAGAGCCTGAATAATACCAACAAGTGACTTGACCGAACCTGTGACTGAAGCAAGAATGAATTTAAGTGTAATGAAAACAAATACGCCAGCGGCAATGGCTCCAGCTATTGGAAAGCCAACCTCTGACATGAATTTAACAAACTCCATAATAACTCCATTTTAATCTTATTTATAAAAAAACTTGACAGTTCTTGTATTGGTGGTGTATAATCGACACATCATTCAAATAAAGAGGTAAATATGAATTCAAGGCAGAAAGATTTTAAAGAACAACACAAAATGATAAAGGGTTTAAGTGTTGAGGTCAGAAATAATGATGTAAACAAGGCACTCAAAATATTCAAGAAAAAAGTAATGGAAGATGGACTTCTAAATAATATTCGAGACAGAGAACATTTTGTTTCAAAAGGTAAAAAACGTAGACTGGCACAAGCAGCAGGTAGACGTAGATGGTTAAAACGTGTCGAAGAAACTACAATTAAAAAACAGAGGTTGTATTAATGGCTGATGTAATTCGTGGGCCGTGGGATAATGTAAAAATCCCAGAGAGCACAACTAACACAGACGAACTTAAACATGAAGAAAATGTCC